ATTTGGTCATAAACTGTAGAAGTTCCCGCAGGAATTAATACACCATCGATATTGTTTACAGCAACTCCACCTCTTGTAGAAGCGTCATTTAAGTATTTCCAACTAGTTTTGTAAAAGTCGTAAGAACCTCTTCTGAAACCAGAGAAACCTAAATTTAAAGCCATATCCTCAGAATTTTCAAATAAACCGTAAGCAGTTCCACCAGATTGTCCAGCAGAAATTTGGCTTAGCATATCATCGAATTCTAAATCTGTATCTCTATTCAAGAATAACATGTTTTCTTCAATAGCACCTTGAGTATCAAGATTTTTAAGTATTTGATCGAAATCAGAGATACCTGTTGCACCTTGGAATCCACTCATGATATTACCTCTGTTGGTAATAGCTTGAAATAAACCTTCAGTACCGTGAGAGTTAATACCAGCAACGTTAAATCCTGGTACACCAGCAACGTTAGCAGTAAAACCACCACCAGCAGCAGCTAATTCACCTTCAACCATTGCCATTTCTAAGTAATCGTCAAAACGTAATCTTGTTTCAGACTCAGACTTTAAATACCATAAGTATCCTGATGTTCCGTCTTCTGTAGCAACTTCTACCCATCCAATCTGTGCCATATCAGAACCATTAATTTCAAATCTATCTTTGATTATGATTGGTTGATTAGAGTATTGAGTAAATTGTGGCTGTACTGAAAAGTTTCCACTTCCAGTTCCTTTAGCAAATAAAGAACCGTAAACGAATATCTTTAATCCAGCAGCACCTGCAGCAGCAGCAATACCTAAAGTATCCCAGTTAGCAGTTGTAAATGGATAAGCAGTAACGTTTGTTAAAGCACCATTTGCAGCTACAGCACCTACAATACCTTTTAATGTAACGCCAGTAGTTGGGTTCATTACAACGATAGTATCGTTAGGAGCAATTGCATTTTTAATAGAAGTTGCACCAACAGCAGCATTAGTAGGTACACTGAAAACGAAAGTTCCAGCACCAGGTCCTGTTAATGTACATCCTGTATAAGAGATGTGTAATCTATTTTGTTCTGACCAGATAACTTGATCAGACGTCATTGGCATTTCAGCGCCAACCATTTTTAAGAAACCACCTAAAGTTCTGTTTCCATATCTTTCTACTTCAGCTTCATAAACTTCTGGTAGATACTGTTGTGCAAAATCGTTTGCACCTGCAGCAGCAGTATTAAACGCTAGGTAGTTGTTAGCTAGCGGTAGTTGCGTTTGAGAAGGTACGATACTTCCAAACACTGGAGCAATTTGTCCCATAATTAATAATTTTTAGTTTTAGTTAAATTTTCTTGCTTTGATTTTTAATTTTGAAGAGTCAAGACCACTTATACTTTTAACTTTAAACCCACCAACAAATACATCGCTCGGAGCACTTTCTCTAGCTTCGTTGGTAATGTTGTTTGATTTTGCAGCGACATTTCTTATAGCATCGGCTTTACCTTGCTCATAAAAATGTTGTGCAATAGTATCTGCATTTTGTGCGGCATACATAGCTTTATGATAACCTTTTACATCAGTTACATCACCTTTATCGTTTAAGAACTTCTTAACTATATTACTGATGTTTGATTGATTATCTGCAACTTCACTAGGGTTTTTAACACCGTATCTAAATTTTTTGTCTCCTACGCTAAAATCAAAACCTTTGAATTCTTTGGTAAAATAATCTTTAGTGGTGTTTTTAAACACTTCATGTTGTTGCTCTGCTACATTTTGCTCTTCGTTGTAGCGATTGAAAAAATCCATAGCTTTCTTTTGTTCTTGAGTTACTCCGGGTCTCAACTTGATTTCGTCGTAATATTGACTCTTTAAACCATCTAAATGCTTACGGGCTTTTGCAACCTCTTCTTTATATGCAAGTTTCTTCTTCCGAATATCTCTTGCTTCATCTAACTCTTCATCAAATTGAAAATTGTCTTCTAATAGAAAACTAATTTCCTCTGAATCTAAGTGAGATTTAGTCTGTTTGTAATACTCTCTAAGTAAAGTATCACTATCTACATTAGAGTAGTCAGCATTTAATCTAACATAATCTTCTAATGTTCCACCTGTTTCTTTCATAAAGTCTACGACTTTTTCGATGTTTTCAGGTAAGTTAATATCTTGTTTAACAGTTTGTGGTTCCTCCGCTGTAGTTTCAGCTTGTGGTTCCATTTTTTCACCTATTGAAATAACCTCTTCTTCTTCAGGTTTTTCATCAATTATTTCTTCAATAACTGGTTTTACTTCTTCGGTGGGCCGTATTTCTTCAACCACTTCTTTGCTGTCGACACTGTTTTTTGACTCTTCGACAACAACATTGCTATCATTTGTCTCTTGTGTTTGAATGGCATCTTGTTCTTCTGTTTTAGGTTTTGATAAATCTACTTTTATAGGTTCATCATTGTTTGATAGATTTTTAGGTTTAAGAATTTTAGCTTTTACCTTAAGCTTTCCAGCTTTTTCTTTTGTTTCTGACATAATAAAATAATATAAAAATTAATAAAAGTTATACAGGTTGTTGCTGCATATCTGTGTTTTCAGGTGGAATACCTGATGATTCAAAATTAGTAGGTGGAAGATCATTTTGTCTCTGACTAATTAATTTTGATTGTTGTGTAGCTTGCATTTCAGTTCGTTTGTCTTTACGATCTTCTATTTGAGCTTCTTTTTTTGTGTTTGTGTCTACATCCATTTGTTTAAGTTTCATGTTATACTCAAATTCTTGAGCCATTAATTGTAACTTAAGTTGATTCTCTGTTTGCATTCTTTGTATTTCAAACTGAGATTTGGATTGTTCTATTTGTGTTTCTGTTGATGCTAAAGCTTCAGCTTTTTGAACATCATTCATAGCCGCTTGCTCTGATGCTTTAGAGTTTGAATCTGCTTGAGCTTGTATGTTAGCCATTTGAGCTTGTTGATCAGCTTCTTGCTTTTTAACTCTTTTGTATTTTAAAACTTGATTAGCTAAAGTTAAGTTTCTTATTTCTCTAATATCAATAGCATCTTCAAGGTATATTTGATTTTGCTGTAAAGCCATTTGTATATTTTGTTCTAACATAGCTTTTTCCTCTTCTTCAGGTTCTAACTCCATGTAAATTCCAAAATCATATAAATGTAAATCATCTATTTCATGTAAAGTAGCAACATTAAATTTACCTATACTAGCTTTAAGTGCATTATTAGTTAAATCAAAATCTAACATATCAGCAATTCTAAGTGATATATTTTCACAAGTTTTAAGTGTTAAATATAAACTACTGTTTAAAATATGTTTAGTTGCTATATTAGAAGCATTGGCAGCCATTTTTTGCAAACCGACCAACGCGTTTTTGTCTGGTAAACTGCCATCTCTTGCTTCGTTCAATCCTGTTACGTCTCTTATCATTTGTAAATAATACTGATAAGTGTTGATCAACGATTGTATTTTTCCGTTAGCACTAGATGTTTGTAATTCTTGTATAGGTACTTTGCCTCTGTTAGGATCACCGTCCTGTGTTAAACTTCTACCAACTATACTACCAGTTTGGAAATACATATTTAATGCTTCCTGCGGATTATAATTAGTACCATTACCTAAATCAACCTCTGCTAAACCGTCAACATCTACAAAGACACCATCTGGAACCATTCTAGCAATCACCTGTTGTAACTTAAGCGATGTAAGCTGTATCATATCAGCAAAACCTGTTATACGTCCTACAAGCGAATCTATACGACCTTGATACATATGAGGCGCTACGATGTTATAGTTCATATTAACTTTAGTTAAATCACTTTTAGGTCTTGTCATGTTTTCTGACATTTCCCATTTAAGCATTTGTTCCACACCCATAACTTTAGCACCAGTAAACAATACTTCTATTGTTCTAGACACTCTATCAAAGTTATCACTTTCTGGTGGGTTAAATGTGTCAGGTTTTTCTAATACTTTTTCTAAACCATTATCAGTGTTTTTAACTTTAAAAACTTGATCTATATAAGATTTGTATTCAAAATACATTACTTGAACTAAATCATCATCGTTATTACGGTTACGCATATAACCTTCTCTACCAGGATACTTTTGTATTTTTTTAAGCTCTTCGTTAGTTAAATTAGGAAATTCTTTTTTTAATTCAGGTAGTGTTATAGATTTTATTTCACCTACATAATATAAATCCTGAAAATTAGGATCGTTAGTATATGAATAAACTAAATTAGAAGGATTAACATAATCTATTGTAACACCTTCAGCTTTGTTAAAACTAGTTTTTACAGCTCCAATACCAACAGTAACTATATCTTCTACAACTCTTTTATTAATTAATTCGTATTTATTAAAATCTAAAACATTATTAATAACTTCTTCTTCAGCTATTTCTACAGACTGTTTATAGTTTAATTGCATATGTACTTCAAGCTCTTCCTTTGATTGAGGTAAATTTGCAGGATCAACTACATTGTAAACATCTACACCTAAACTTTGCTGTATATTATCTAACAAAGGTTTAGATAACATGTCTCTTAAAATTGATGACGCGTAATTAGTTCTTTCTTTTTGTGAAAAAGGATCTTGAGCGTAAGCTTTTATATCATATTTTTTAGAAGAAATACCATTTACAACTATATCTACAAATTTAGGTATTATAGGTACTGGCTTCCAGTCTAAATTTAAATAAGATAAATCACCATTAATAGATAATTCATCTTTATATTTCTGTACAGGTTGTTCACCTCTAGCATATAATCTTAATCTATTAAAGTTTTGAAATCCTTTCTGCCATCTTGTTCCGTTAACTCTACCACCTCTAAACCATTCATATTCAATGGCTTGCCCTACTTGCAGACCATACTCTAAACTAAGCTTTTCCGCGACAGGTACCACCTGACTAGGAAAGGAACTATTAGTACTCGTATTAATCATCTAATTAATTATTTTTGATTTAAAACCTTTGTTATCATATTTAGAAAAATTTAAACTTACTTTTTCTTTTATATGTTCAGGTATAGGTCTATATTTATTTTTATTACAAGCCATGATAGCCAAGCCAGAGCTTATTGATGCATCATGTTTTGTTCTTTTGTTTATATCAAACGCAGCCCAGTCTTCTAATGTTCTTTGAAAATACATTGTTCCGTATTGTTCATTATTATATCCTACAAACATTTCAATATAGGATTCAATAGCTGCAGCGTGAGCTTGTTTAACATCTTCACTTGAATTAGGTATACCACCTATTTCTTTTTCCGTTACAGATAATTTATATGCTGTTTTGTCTGGTCTGTTCATAGAGTAACCTCTATAACCTCTTCTTTTTAAATGATATAATAACCTAGGTTTATTATTCTCTGCTAATATAGGCATACCGTAAAAATGCAAAGCCATAAGCACATCTTCAAAAAATGTTTCAGCAGTTTGTGGTCTAGCTATATATTCTAAAAAAAATAAGTTAGGTGGACAAGTATCCATAGTAAACTTAGTTAAACCGTGCAACGCACCTTTAGATCCTCTACCATCTACAGTTCCTGATATATCATAACTATCACAACCAAAAGCACCCATATGTTCATTAGCAGGATACTTCATACCATTTTTAATAATAAATCTATTTTGTTGTTGAACATCTGGAACCCAAGATACTATAAACCTACCTTGTTTACTGGGAACAAATTGAACGCTTGTATCTTTAATCCCACCTTCCCACATAAAATTACCCTGTGTAACAACATTAGAGTGTTTTAAATCTTCATTATAATCTATTTGTTCATAGATTTTTGTAAGATTAAACAATGATTGTTTTGTTTCATCTCTGAAAGCATGTTTCTCTGTACGTGGAAACTGTCTATATAATTCATTAAGTGCATCAGGATCATTCTTAAGGCCATCTACTTCATTTTCCCAGTGTTCGATAACACCGATTTCAATGGGGAAACCATCTGGCCCTTTTTTAGGTTTTTCCGGTGTCTCAAAGACAGGTAATCCATAAGAATCAATGTATCCTTCGTAATTCCACTCCATAGGAATGAACAGGCTATATAATCCCGAGCTAGTCTGCCCGTTGCGGTTTCTTCTGGTAACGTCTGAGTCATCATACAATTTTTTATAATTTCTACCTCCTTTATCTAAAGCATTTGACGTTGATCCCATCATACACTTACCTATAATTCTAGAACCTAATCGTAAACAAGTTTTTGTAACCCTCCAGTTGTTTAATATATTATCAGGTTTTTCCCACTTACCAGATTCATCATGTACAAGTAACTTTAATTTTTCACCATCATAACTATTGTCTCCTGTATTTTTCCAGTCAATAGTTGTATCTAATCCTTCTAATTCTTCTAGTTGTTCATTATTGTCTAGTTTACGTCTTGTAAATCTACTAGCAGGAACTCTGTATGCAAGTTCTGTTTTTGGTCGATCCATACCGTCTTGAATCGGCTTGAAGAAGAAAGGGTAGTTGACTGAAATTGGTACGATTTTATCGGTAAACATTTTCTTTGCATCAGCCCCAGACTTTGATAAGACGCCGTATCTAGCATCACTAGAGATAGTGGCAAGGTTGACAGTTTCGCCGGATGCCATGAATGAAAAACCAGACCGTCTGTTTTTGAGGTAGCACATTCCG